AGGTGTTGGGCCTGACTGAAACTGAATACACGCGGATCGCGGTACTGGATGTAGTGCGGCACCACCCGTCCTTGGTGCAGCCAGCCCCGGATGTGCAGCTGGCGTTTCTTGATCCAGCGCCGAAGGTGATTTTTGGACGGCACCGGCTTGGGGTTTCCGTCCTCATCGAGGCCACCTTCGACAGCGCGTAATGCTTCGAGCAGCTTGGGTTCAGGCATCAGGTCGCGGTCCACGGACGTGCGCAGGCGATTCTTCTGAACGTCGATCTTGGCTTTGCATTCGGGGCATTCGACGAACTGTTCCTCGGCGCCCGCGTACAGCATGTGCCCGCAGGTGATCTGCTGTCCGCGCCGGTCATGTCCCTTGACTGTGGGGCACGGGCCGGCGAAGTGGCGTTCTTGACGATTGACGGCACGCACGATGGATTCGCACAGTTCGGCCATGTCCAGTGCGCATTCTTCGGCGCCAGGGGTGAGCGCGATGGCGTGCACATGCTCGGCGAGCCAGTCGCACATGTCGGCCAGTGTCGGCCGGTAGCGGCGAGGCAGTCGTCGCCAGCGTGCGTCGGGCAGGGGTCCGATGAAGTCGAGCGGCACCACGCGCACGGGCTCGAATGTGATACCGCGGTGCTCGCAGATGGCGCGCACCCATGTGGTGATTGTTCCGCGTGCCCGATGGGCGATTTCCGATGCGTTGGCGTTGAACGGCAATGGTTCGTCACTGGCCTTACCGATGATGGGGCTGGCGAGCTTGTCTTGGCGGGTCACGGTCTCGTCGAGACGCTCGATCAGCCAGGCCAGTTGGGTGGTGTGCTCACGCAGCGCGTCCACGCATTTCGGGCACAGAAACAGCTGTGCGGGCTGGGAGCACTTGCGGCAGTTGGTCAACGCATCAGCTCCTCGGTCAGTTCGTGAACAGCTTGGGCGATTACGCGTTCGTCGAGCGATCCCGGGAAGCACAACAGTTGGGTGAATTGCCCTGGTAGCTTGCGCATCTCGTCGGCCCAGTCGATCGCGTCGAGGTCTACGTCTTTGTAGAACGTGCTGAACCACGGAGTTGGGTCGAATGGATCGTCGGGGAGCGTCAGGAATGGATTCGGTGGCCATCTCAGCATGTCGTGCAATGTCAATTCGGCCATGCCGCTGCTCCCAATCCGATGTAGTGACGTTCCTTGACCGTGAACGGCATCGCCTCCCCGAGGTGGAACGCACCCATGAGCGCGAGCACCGCGGCGTCAGCGATGTCGTGGTTGAGTACCTTGACTCGGGGCCCGAACCACTCGCGAACGTTGGCCAGCACCTCGCCTTTCTCGGCCCGTCCGCTGCCGGTGGCCCACTTGGCGCGGGTCTGCGGGGGAACTACCGCGACGGGAACCGTTTTGGCGTCCAGGGCGCCGTACAGGCCGTGCCATAGCCCGCTGCGGTCGAACGTCGAGGGTAGGAACTGGCCGTAGGCGGGCCCCTCGATGACGGCGAGATCTGGCCGGCCGTCGCGTAGTGCCCACTCGATCACTGCTCGGCACACGGCGCGCACGCGCCGGCTGCGGGTTGCGTACGAATCGCCGTCGTGGCCGCCGTAACCGATCGAGTGCAGTGCCGTCGGCTGGCCATCGGTCAGCACGGCCAGTCCGGTGCTGCGCAAGCTCGGATCGATGCCGAGGACTGTGGTCACTGCTGGTACCTCGGGTATCCGGTGTACGGCGCATTTTCGAGAACCGTCGCCAGGTCGCGCAAGGAGTCGGCCGCACTGGGGGCGCCATGCCCTTGCTCGTATTGCGCAGCGTCCCGAGCGCAGAGGCGCGCGAGCTTGAGTCCGAGATCGATTCCGTCCTCGAATGCCTTTTGCAAATCGCTCATCGGATGGCCGCCCGTCCCTGTAGCGCGGTGCCGACTGCGCGGGCTGCTGCGAGCCGCTGGACGGCCAGCGCGAGGGCCTGTGCGAGGTCGTCGTGCGGCAGTTCCTTGAGTCCGAACACGAGCGTTGCGTGCGAGGTGGTCGGGTCTTGGGCGACCTCGATCATCTTGTCGAGGATCTGTTGTGGGTGGGCGGTCATCGGATCTCCTTGAAGGTGCAGCGGGCGAAGTGGACAAGCCGGTAGTTCAGTCCCCGGCAGCGTTGTTGGGGTAGGGCTTTGCATGTCGGGCATTGGATGCGCAGTGCGGCCAGGACTGCGGGAGATTTGGGGTTGGCCAGTTTCGGGATCTTGCCGGCGGCGCTCATCGGACATCCTCGATTCGCTTTGGCCAGTGGTGATGCAGTTGCACGCCGCCGCCGATATCGGCAATTTCGGTGCCGTCGCGTTGGTCGCACCAGCCGATGCCGGTGGTCGCCGATATCCCGCTGCCGTATTCGTCGCCGATGAGTTCGATGCTGCATGCGCTGCCATCGGGGGTGGTGATGGTGATGTGTTCGACCCATTGCGGGTTGTGAATGCGGGCGGCTAGACACACCAGTTGCCATGCGATCCAGCGACGAACACCCATGTGGTGCAGCATCCATAGGGCGCTCACCGCGCACCCACCTTGGCGCCGCGGTTCCAGCACGGCGCGATCTGGTCGCGGCCGTCAGGCGTCTTGCACCAGCTGCCCGGTTCGACGTGGCAGTGCTCGCACGGGTAGTCGATCTTGTCGGCGTAGGCGGCGACCACGGGCCCGCGGGAGGCGTTTGGGCGGGGTGGCCTCGGCTTGTACTGGCGCGGGTGTTCGCTCATCGGTTCCACCACCAGCGGCCGGTCATCAGGCGCTCCAGGGTCATGCCGAGTCCCAGTCCCCAGGTGACAGAGGTGGTGAACATCATGAACGAGAGCCCAGCTATCTCCCAGGCTGACAGTGGGGCATTGCATTGGCTCATTTGATGACTCCAAACGTGCTGGCGAATTGGGTGATCTCACGGCGGTGGTCGACGAGCGCCGGCCGCGCGTCGAGCCGGTCCTCGCGCGCTTCGCGCTGCTCACTGGACTCGCGTTCGGTGCGCTCGCGCCGGATGGCCCGGGCGGCGTCGGTGATGTCCTTGGGCAGCGGCCGATAGCCCGATCCGTGCTCGCTGTAGACCTTCGTGACGGCCTTGGTCAGGTCGTCGAGATCGAGCCCGTACAGCTCGAATTGCTCAGCCCATGCGAGGCAGGTTTCCTTGGTCGGGGCGGTCAGGTACGGGTCGTATGCGGCGCATTTGGTGAGCACCAGCGCGGCGATCTGGGGGTAGTTCCGGGTGGTCATCATGCCTCCAATGCGGGTTGTTCTGGCTGGTTGGCGAATTCGCGTGCGAGGTCGAGGCCGATGCCGACCTTGCGCGCAGCGGGCGGCGCCTGGGCGTGCTCGGACGTGTTGCGGTTGGGCTGATTTCGGCCGTTGATCAGCTCGGATACCAAGCTGGGCAGGGTCTTTGGGTGCAGCGCCTTGGTGGTCCAGAGTTCGAGTGCTTGGGCCACCAGCGCCTCGGGTTGACCGGCTTTGAGCAGGGCGGATGTCTGCAAGCGCAGTTCGGTCAGGGTGGCCGGCGGGTGTTCGGACGGGATGATCTGGGAGACCAGGCGATTGGCCAGCGGCGTGACGGGTGCGCTGCGCGGCTCGCGCTCGGTCGAGTCGGGACTAACGCTCTTAGGTTCCCCAGAGTTCTTTGGGTATTGGGTATTGGGTATATACCCGGGACTCTCGCGGGAGTCCCCTCGGGTGTCCCCGGTATTGTCCCCCCGTTTGTCCCCGGGGGACACGCGGGGAACCGAGCCGCGTTGGTTGGCCTTCTTGTCCCGCCACTTCGCGCGGTCAGCTTCGACCTTCTCGTAGCTGTCCTGGCGCCACTCGTGGAATGTGTAGCCCTTCTGCCCTTGGTATTCCGGCCGATCGCCCTCGTACTCGCCTCGGCGCCACAGTTGGGCACCGATGAGCGCCTTGGCCTTGACCGTGCCCTGAGGCTGTTGCTTGACCCACCACTCGGGCACGAATCCGTCTGTGCCGTAGGCCATCGACCAGCAGCCAGCGCGGTTCCACATGCCCCACGCTGCATCCCCGGCCATGATCGCCTTGGGGTGCGAGTGTGAGTCGTCGCTGACCTTGAAATGCGGCATTACGCCGAGACCTCCGATTCGGTTGTAGCGTTGGCGATTTCGAGCAGCACGTCGGCATGGCAAGGCTGATCGAGCGGGCACCAGCAAGCCAGATCGCGGCCACGTAGCTCGGCGCGGATCTCGTCGGGGGTCGGGACCGGCGGCTGTTCGGCCAGCGGATAGAGCACGGCGTGCCGGTACTTGGTGGCCGCGTCGGCTCGGTCCTCCGCGATGTAGTCAGGGCACGCCAGCAGCTCGGGCCCGCAACTCGGGCTGTGGATGTGTACCACCCATGGGTTGCCCCACCGAGTCGGCCGCCCGACGTAGATAGCACCCTTGGGCATCTGCCACCCCGCGGTGCGCTTGCGCTGGATGCGCTTGTGGTGTCGGCAGTCCGGGCAGCACTTCCGGTTGGGCCGCGCGGCGTCGCAGTCGGAGAGTGGAGTGTCGCACCACTTGCACGGAGTATTGGCCGGCATCACTGCACTCCCTCGAACATCGAATCCATCTGTGCCTCAAGAGCTGCCGTGCGTGCCCGCTGGCGCGTCTGCGCGTGGTGCTCCAGGTCGTAGTGCAGGTGGCACCCCTGGCACATGGCGCGCAGGTTCTCATCGCGGCAGTCCTCGGGGGTGTGGTTCAGGTGCGCCACGGTGAGCACCACGCGGCTGCCGGTGCCGTAGGCGGGCTGTCCGTTGACGTTCGTGCAGCGGTCAAGGTGAGTACCGCGCAGGCACTCGCCCTCGCACTCACAGCGGCCTTGGGCGCGCTCGAAACGGATGCGGCGCGAGATCTCGGGCCAGTCCTTCGGGTAGCGGCCGCGGTTCTCGGGGCGTATGGGCATCAGGCCGCCTCCCAGTCACCAAGGGCAGCGTGTTCCACGTGTGCTTTGCATCCCCACTCGCGCAGCTGTTTTGCCGCCGCGTCCGGCTGGGCGCGTTGCATGAACCGGCGGGCAGGAGCGATGGGCACGGCGATCACAGGTTGGTCGTCGTAGCCTCGGTATCCGTTCGGGTAGTCGGGCTCGTCTCCGGGTTCGCACACAAGGCGGGTGAATCGCGGCTTGTTACCCCAGCCTGCGTTCGGCCATTCGTCTTCCAGGTACTCGGTGATATCGGGCAGCCATGGGGGCGAAGGGTCATCGCCGTCGGGGTTGTGGAAGTAGTCGACGATCTGCTCCCACCAGCGCCAGTCTTGGTCAATGAAGGGCATGCCGTCCTCGGTCGGCCACTCGTCGACAACCACGCGGTAGATGTACTTACGTGCGGCCATCACTCACCCCTTCGGCACGCTTCGCGGCTGCGGCGAATATCTCCGCAAGGGCATGCAAGTCGGCTGCGGCGAAGCTGATTCGGTCGTCCACGATCAGGTCGCCGTTGAACTCTTGCTCGATGTAGTGCGGCTGGTGAGACCAGACGGCGTTATCAGCCCCGTTGATCCCGCATGGTTCCAGCTGCTCTATCACTGCGTAGCCACGCGATTCGAGCAGCTGCGCCGCCGCGAATAGCGGATCGATTGCCATCACTCACCCCTCCTGAATTTCGTATGGCACTTCTCGCACCGGGGCCGACCGGCGCTGTGCGGCTCGGTCTTGCAGTCCACGCACAGGCCGGACTGGTATGCCTTCGTGCTCTCGGGGGTGCGGGTCATGCGCCCGCCTCCAGCCCGAATAGACCCGCCTGCACTGGCTTTTGGAGCCGCGACACGATCAACGGCAAGTAGTCGGCCTCGCGTTCGATCGCAATACACTGGCGGTCCTCCAGAACGCATGCCTCGGCGGTCGTGCCGCTGCCGGCGAACGGTTCCAGCACCACCGCGCCCACTGGGGCCACCAGCCGCACCAGCCAGCGCATCAGGTCGAGCGGCTTGACGGTCGGGTGCTGCACACCGTCGGCGTTGGGCCGCTCTGAGGTTGGGGCCTTGGCCTCGTAGCGGAACACGGGGAAGAACCGTGAAGCGCCGCCGCTGTCGCCGTAGGTGTCGGCGGGCGCGAACGTGCGGGTGTCGGCGCCGTAGATCGTGCCGCCCGCTCGCGGCTGACGATCGGTGCCCGCACGCATGGTTCCCGAGTGCAAGACGCCCGTCTGCCGATCGAGTGCTTCGGCCTGGTGTTCGTCGAGGACGACGTTGGTTGGCCAACGGCCCAATTCTTCGGATCTGGCCACCGATGCACGACTTCGCTCGGCGTTCGCCGCCACCATGTCGGGGTCGTCCATCCAGGGCCGGTGCCAGCCGTCTTTCATCCGCTGGCCGCGCGTAGTTGAGCCGCCGCCGAGTTTGTCCCCGGTGGGTATCCGACAGGCATCGATGTTCAGCGCCCCGGTGCCGTGCTCGAGCACGTTCGCGGCCACGGTGCCCGCCAAAGGTTTCCGCGCAACGACGATGGGCTCGAATGACGGCTTGAGTGCGGTACCCCAGCCCTGCCATTGCTTGGCGGCGACGGTCGCCGGGGCCGTGAGAGGCAGCTCGCTATCGGTACCAAGCAGGCCGCTCATCGAACCCGACACCGCCGAGCCACCACCGTGCCGATGATGAGTGCCGACCACCTCACGCTCGGCACCCGCCGCCTTGTCGATAGCCTTGGACACGTCCAACGACTTCGGGAACCCCGAGCCGTACAGCCATGCGATGCTGTCGCGGATCTCGAAACCCGCGTCCTCGATTCCGGCCGCGAGCCGATGCCAGGTGCGCGAGCCGCCGAACGCGAGCAGGTGACCGCCGGGCTTGAGGATGCGCAGGCACTCGGTGGCCCATGCCGTGCACCAGCGCTGGAAGTTGAGCATTGCCGCCGGCGAGAGGTCATAGCGGCCGGCATCCATCGCTAAGCCTTCGCGCTGAGTCCTCTGGGGCGACCCATTGCGCCGCTCAGACCCGAACGCGCCCGGCTGGTCCCAGTCCTTGCCCATGAACGCGATGCCATAGGGAGGGTCGGTGATCACCGCGTCGACGCTGCAGTCGGGGAACATCCGCGCTGATCGGTAGCCGAGATTCCAGTCGTATCCGTAGTCGTCGGCGCGCAGCACGTCGAGGCAATCGCCGTGGTGCAGGGTGACCTGCTCGTCTTGGTAGTAGGGCGTGATCATGCGCTGACTCCGAACAGCTCCAGTTGTCCGACCGGCCGGTCTTCCGTTGTGAACCCGAGCGCGCGGTCGAGTAAGTCGTCGGTCCAGTCCTGGCAGCGCCAGAACTCGGCCTTGGCGTCGGCTTCCTGCTGCTCGGTCGGCGGGCAAATGCGGTCGCCCATGTACGCGTACCCGCACGGTTCGCTCCCGCAGTGGCAGAACTGGTGGCGAAGTAGGTTGTTGCGCTGCGCGGCGGTGGCGCACCCGCGCATCTCGGCGACAAGCTCGACTGGCAGGGAGCGCGCGAACTTGTTCAGCTGCGCGGTGGTCACGGTGACGACGGGGATGCCCCTCGACACGATCTTGCCGTGTCCGCACTCAAATCCCTTGAGGTGAGACGGATATCCGTCGGTAGGCAGGCGGGTGCCGCCGTAGCAGGATTGCATCAAACGGGTGACACCTGCGGGACCGATGAGGCAGTCGCGCATTTCCCACCCGCCGACCATCCGCAATAGCCAGCGTTGATCTTCGGTGAGCATCATGCAGGTGCCTTGGCTTTCTCGCGTTCCTCGCGGGCCAGCTCATACAGCAGCGCAGATGGCTGGAAACCGTTGCGCCGTAACTGTTCCGACATGGAGTTGTAGGTGATGCCCATTTCGCGCGCAGCCGCGTGGTCGGGTACGCCGATGTACACGTATTCGGACCATTTGAGTACGAACGGTTTTCCGGTCTCGGGAGGCAGTTCGGGGTCCATCCACATCACGTAGTCGCGGGTGGATGGGGCACAGGTTTGTTGGCCGCGAAGGATCTGGCGCAGAGTCGTGACGAGCTTTCCCGGGTGACCGTTGGCGGCCGCGATGGCGTTGACAGTCCAGCCGATCGCCTGCAACTTCTCCAGGTGCTCGCGCACGGGGGTGGCGTCGATGTAGCGACGGGAGATGGAGGGGGCGGTCATCGCGCGGACTCCCGCTGTCCTGCGTAGATGTCGCGCAGCTTCACGAATGCCTTGGCGGTTGCCTCGGCGTCACCGAGTGCCGAATGCGGGCAACGGTTCTCAACCTTGAGGGCAGCGAGCACGTCGGCCAGTCCCGGCAGATCAGACGGGTCACGGCCGAGCGCCGGGGCCGCGTAGGCGGCGAGATCTGCCAGACGGTAGTGCCAGGGCTTTGCGCCGTCGATCATGTGCGCTACCACCGTGGCGTCGAACGCCGGGTTCGATCCGGCGAATGTGTTGCCGCACAGCATCGAGGCGAGCATCTGCCACTTCTCGGCGGTGTCGTTGCGGTTGAGCATCTTGCGGAAGACGCCGCGTTCGAAATAGCGATTGACGGCGAATGCCTGCGCCTCGATATAGACGGCGTCCAGGTCGACGTGCGGCACGAATTCGAGTGTTTCTCCAGTGTCGACGTTGATGGCCGCAACCTCGATCGGCGCGCACTGCGGACCGAGGCCGGTTGTTTCCAGGTCTACGACGATGAGGTTGCGGGACATCAGGTCTCCTCTACTTGGTCGGGATGGTGGGCATAACGGGGGTAGGCCAGCACAGCAGCGCGAGGCCCTTCTCACGGGCGATGTCCAGGCACTTGGAGACCAGGACGTTGGGGTCGTGAGAGACCGATCCGGCTAGCTCGCCGTTGGCCTTGGCCTGCTCGACGGCCGTCTTCTTGGCCTGTTCGGCCACGGCTGTCGCTGCCCGTTCCTGGTTGAGCTGGTTGATCTTCTGTTCGGTGCCGTCGTCGTAGTCGATGGTCGGCACGGCCACGTCCAAGATTTCGACTTGATCGCCGACCTTGGCGGCCAGGATCACCTTCGCCTTCTCCGAGAGTTCGGGCAGCGGCGAGCGGTCGAGGTTCTGCGGCGCCAACGGATCGAATGAGGCGAACACCTCATTGAGCGCGACTTGCAGATTCCGGGTGACCAGGTTGGACCGCACGTTGTCGAACGTCTTGTACTGCACGAACAGATCGGGCGTGGCGTCCGGCTTGATCTGCCAGCGCACCGAGACATCGGCGTCCGCGGTGGAGCTGTTGCCCAGTCGTACCTTGATTCGGTGATCGCCTGTGTGCTGGTCGATCTGCACGGCGCCATCCATCTCGGTGACCTCCGTCCATGGCGCCTTGAGGTGCAGACCGTTGGTCAGCGTGGTGCCGGTCGGACGGCTGAACGTCGTCTCGATACCGATCTGGCGAGTGCCGACCACAGTGGTCGAGGCGAACACCAGGAAAACCAGCGCGAACAGGAACACCACACCCGCGACGCCGAAACAGATTCGTTTGTCGTCGCCGCGCTGCATGAACAGCCCGACAATCACCGCGATCACGGCGATGACGACCAAGATCAGGAAGAACCACATGGATACTGGCATCGTTGGCCCCCTTACTTGCCGAGGTTGGCGGCGTAGACGGGCACCCCGAGGGCTTCGGACAACTCGCCGGTTACGTGCGTCCATGCATCGCGCACGAGGTGCTGATAGGGCTGTGGGAACAGTCCGAGCCCCAGTTGCCCCTGCGAGATGTTCAGGCGCAACCAGCACCGAATCTCGATAACCGGGTAGTCCTCGAATGGACGTGCCGACAAGGTGATTTCGCGCGGTACCTCAAGTTGCCGCGTCGCGGTGCCCGCCTTGGCCGATACTTCCTCGCTGTAGGTCAGGTTCACGCTGCTGGTGGCGCGCTTGATTCCTGACTCGAATGATCCCTTGCTCGATGCTCGGATGCTGTCGATGATCTCCATGACATCGGCGGCCTGGTGCGAGGTGATCAGGTGCCCGGCCTGCTCGATCAGGTCGCCGAAATCCAGCTGAGAGTGGAACTTGCCGTCAGCGGCATTGAACAGGGTGGCCCAATCGGGGTCGGCGACGAATTGCAAGGCGAGCACGTCATTTCGACGGGTGTAGTCCGCCGTCGCGTCCGTCCCGAGTTCGTTGTAGATCACGCTGACCTGGCCCTTGTCCCGGTTCCCCCAGACGGTCGAGAGGCCTTGGAGTAGTGGCCGGCGCGTGACCTCGGCAAGGAATGAGGCCGTGTCGGTGACGGTCCGGCGCTCGGGTGTGCGCGGCGGGAACGCGGCGGGCACCTTGCCCCGTACGTCGACAACCTCGGTCTGGAGGCCGTTCTCGCCGTTGGCGGTGACGAGGTACAGCGGGGCGTCGGCGTCGGGCTCGTCGATCAGATCGGCGTCGTGCTTTGGTAGCGCAATGGTGTTGTCGGACATGGGTGTTACTCCTTCGGGTGGGTTGGGTTACCTGAGGCCGTAGTGCATGCTGGCGTTGTCGCGGGATAGGCCGCCCTCGCCGTCGGCGAAGAAGATCGTCCCGGCCGGGTCCTTGGCGGGGTTGCTGGCGACATCGGGTACGAGGCTGACTGCGCCGGACTCCAGCGGCTCGACCTTGATCTTGATCGTGACGGTGCCGGTCTTCTTGCCTGTGGCCATCGCGGCCTCGACGCATTCATGCAGCGCCTTGGTTGCTTCGACCTGCGTGCGGCCCTTGTTGAGTTGGGTGAAGACGACGATGAACTCGGTGATGTCGCCGGGCGCGAGTTCGGTGCCTTCCTCTTTCTTCTCGGTGTCGTTGTCGGACATGGTTATTCATTCCCTTCTGTTGTGGTGGGTTGGTTCAGAACGTCGGTCACTACCTCTGCCTCGGCTTCGGATAGGTCGTTGATATCGGCGATTTCGCGGCCGACGACAGTGGCCAGATAGGTGAGCGTTTTGACGGTGGCCGCATCGCCGCGCAGGGAATAGCCCGCGTTGCCGAGCAGGCCGCGGATGGTGCCGATGGTCTTTTTGGTGGCCAGAAACTCACCGCGCGAGTTGTATTCAGCGGGGTTGGCCTCAGGTGCTTCCTCGACCTTCTCCGGGCTTGGTGCCTTCTCGGGAGCTGGTGTCGCTTCGGCCTTCGGTTTGTCCGGGGCCTTGGCCTTGATCTCGTCGGTTGTCACTCCCGCGACCGGCGGGAACATCTCGGCTTTGTCGTAGCCGTCGCGGGTGATCGAGGTGTAGGTGATGCCCATCTGCGCGACATCGCCCGCATCCCAGGCGCCGCGCTTCTTGCCGATCTTGGTCTCCAATTGCGCCTGTGAGACGCCGATGGCGCGGAATCCGGCGATCATGTCCTCGATGCGCTTGGGTAAGGGCACGCCCTCGCCGTTCTCCAGCGTGGCCTTGCAGATGTCCTGTGCCGCTTCGGTGAACCACTTGGGCAAGATGGCGTTGATGCACTCACGGACAGCGCGAGCGCCCGCATTGTTGTTGTTGTTCGTGATGTCACCAAGGTCGGTGAGTTCTTGGCGGCGCCCCTTTGACATGCGGGCATGGGGGACGATGAAGGTGCGCGTAGAGCGGGTGTTGGTCTGCACATCCCACGCCCACGCCTGAACCTCGGACTCGCCCCGGGAGTCGTCGCGGTGCAACTCGTTGACGCCGTACTGCACGTTGCCCCAGACTCGCGCGAGTTCGCGCATGAGGTGCACCGATGCGCCGTTGCCCCGGTTCGGCACCTGATAGAAGGCCTGTTTCGCCATCGCGGATCGATTGCACGTATCGCGCATCTCCGCTTCGGCCCGCTGCATGTCGCGCGGGATCTGCTGGGCCACGATGACGGCGGATTGGACCTCGGCGACGGCGCGGGACTGTTCGACCGAGGTGGCCTGGCTGACCGCTGTGCGCGGTGCGGGCGAGATGGGCTGGTAGGGGGTGACGGTCACTGATCGAGTTCTCCTTCTTGCTGGTAGGTGGCGTAACTGGGGAGCGATACCGAGTGCACGTGGTCGCCGTATCCGGGCCAGTGGTCATCGGCGACGCATTGGGCGTACAGGTCGATGGCCTTGCGGTTGCGGCGCCGCCCGAGGTCGATGTCCTCGGGCTTGAGCTCGACCACGGTGATCGGGTAGGGCGCCGTCTTGGACTGCACGACGAACAGGAACGCGGCGTCGTCGGCGATCTCGCACGCGGCCAGGCCGTCCAGATACCACGGCGCCTGCTGGTGGTAGCCGTATTCGGCTGCGGACTTGGCGAAGTGGCCCGGGTAGGCGCTGGAGCTGGTCTTGTAGTCCACGACGATCAGCCGTCCCCGGCCGGGGTTGGGCAGCCAGTCGGGCCGGAACCGCAGGCGCACGCCCGTCTCCCGGTCGTGCCAGTACCCGGACAGCTCGGGTGTCCCGTCGGCTAGTAGCGGCCCGGCGAGCGGGTGCTCGTGCACCCTGGCTGCCATCGCTTTGGCCTTGGCCACCTCGGCGATGTGCATCGGGATCTGACCGGCCTTGCGCGCTTCCTCGGCCGCTTGCTGCCACATCGCGGTGGCGGTGGGTGACTTGGCGGGGGAGCCATCCTTGTTCAGCCCGTGAACGGCCGGATCTAGCTCGCAGATATCGGCGCCTTCGCCCAGCACGAACTTGTGGGCAACGTGCCCGAAGTCGTATTGCGGCTTGGATTCTGGCGGTTGCCGCTGCTGGTAGTGGAAGATCTCGGGCGAGGACGGCGCCAGCAATGCACGAGCACCCGACGACGACAAGCTGGTGCGGTCGGCGTGGTAGACCTCATCAGGAATACCGGCGTATAGGCCGTCAGCGGTTGGGATTTCGGCCTGGATGATGCATTCGCTCATGCGTCAGCCTCGACCCACTCGCGGCCCTTGCGCTGGGCCCAACAGCCCTGGGCATCGTCTGCACGCCAAGCTAGTTCGTTGTCCCAGATCGCAACCACTTCAACGAACGCGTTGGCCATGTGACTGCCGTCGTGGCCCGCGTCGCGGGTGCACACGTAGTTGTCGAACCGTGCGGGGCAATCGCCCAAGGCGGCCTCTGGATGTGCCTTCATGCGGTGCATGGGTGTACCTCAATTCCTTTGTGGGGAAGCGGAGTAACGCCCGCGATTTCCTCGGCCCGCTGGTCGAGCATCTTGGTTGTCACCGTGTCCGGGTCGAATCCGATGGCAAGCGCCATCATCAGCTGTGCGGCTTTGACCGGGTGGCGCAACCACATTGAGACCAGCTCGCGATGCACCTGATGGGGGTCCGTGTCGCGGACGGCTTCGACGAGGCGGTACAGCATGCCCTTGAGGACACGCATGTTCGTTTCGTAGCTCTCGTCAACATCGATCGTCATGGCGGTCATGGGTTCCTCCGGTGGCGAGCGCGAAAGTAATTGGACGACTGCAGGTCCAGGGTCAGCGTGTCGCCGCCCTGAATCTCGATAGCCCCGTCGCGGATCGTTACCCCGATCTGATGGAGCGTGCCCTCGCCGCCGTTGGGCGAGAAGTAGACGGTCTGATAGCCGTTGTCGTCGGGGATGTAGATCGGATTGTCGTATTCCCCGTACCAGATTCGCGACTTCTCGACTGTCGCAACGTGCTCGGCCAGCTTGCGTTCGGCACGGCTGGCGCGGTATCGCTCATCGGCCAACAGCTTTCGCGCCCACTGGGGTAGCTTCTCTTCGCGCGGGTCGCGCGTGGGCTCGCTCATTCGGTCGTCCACTGCCGTCTGGCATTCGCATCACCCAGCTGATTGCGCAGACGCGTAATCACCCCGCGCAGTGCGGCATTGGAGCGGCGATAGTTTTCGATCCGCTCCGCCCGTGCCGCATAGTCGCGTTCACGCAACGTCTTCTCGGGGTGCTCCAAAGACAACACGACGTACCCATCAGCAATGCCCGGCATAGACGCGCTGTTGAGCACGTGCGTGATGTTCCATTCGCGCCACGGGCGACCCTCGAAGACGATGCAGTCGCCCGCCTGGTAGTCCTCGTCCGCACGGCAGGGCAGGTGTGTCAACTTCCCGTCCCATAGCAGCCAATGCCAGTGGTCGCAGATCGTGACTTTGTGCAGTGTCATGCCTTGCCCTCCTTCGGTTTAACGTCGAAGTTGGCGCAGATCAGGTACGCGAGTGGCGTCGCGCGTTCACGCGCCACCCGTTCGTACTGCGTCGATTGGGTGAAGAATCCGGCGATGCACTGCGTCAGCTGCTCGGTCAGCGCGTCTCTCTCATCGAGAACGGCGGTCCACTTGGCCACGTATCCACGTAATCCGTCCGGACTCCACGGGCGCGACGCAGCGGTGAAACCCGCGCTGAATGAATCAATTTCCTGCGATACCGATTCCAGTTGGTCGGCGAGTTCACCAGCCATTTGGAGCAACGCCCTTGTCGGCTCAGGCATCACGCACCGCCCTTGAGTGCGGCGCTGGCCGCGTCACGCTCGGTATGGCGCGTAGCGAAGAACCGGTCCAGCTCGCGTTCGAGGTGCGGCATATCGTCACTCAAGTCGACGCCCGCAGCCTCGGCGGTCTCTTTTAGCGCGTCCATGGCGCCGGTCACCTTGTCGATAACGTTGTTGAGGTTCAACACGTTTGGCGTGGTGTCGGTTGTCACGCGGTCACCCCCACCTGCGCGAATACGCCCGTGACGACGATGGCCACGAAGGCGATCAGCAGTAGCACGGCCGACCGGTCGCGGTATCGCCCGCGACGGTGCACACGAAGATCAATCCCCACTGCAACGCCGAACAGCGCCATCACTACGACGAATTGCGTGTATTGGTGGTTGGACAGGGCGGCCAGCGCGTACACGAGAGCGAGAAACGCGACGGTCCAGAATGCGTGCCGCATGATCGCGGTGCGGACACCCTCGACGCGCGCAATGGGTACTTGGATACGGTGGGACATGACCGGCCTCCTTTAGGCTGGTTGTAGAGGCCCCGGCGGCGGGTGAACTTTGGCGAGCGAGCCCGCCGTCGGGGTTTTCCTATTCAGTTGTCAGATACGACGATTCAGCGCTTCTTGCGCCACCATCGGCGACGTGGCGGGTTCTCCCCTGTGCTGCGCGGCTGCCATGCACCAAGCCCGTCAGCGACAGAGGCGGCACTGGCGGTGGTAGTGAAGTCCACAAGCGGCTTCTGCTGACGCTCGAAGAGTGTGTCGATGGCCTGCGCGTTCAGATCGCCACCGATGGAATTCGGCTTTGACTCACGCGCCGCCTTGGCGGCCCGCTCAGCCTCGGCGACCGCCTGGTCAGCGACCTTGCGCAGCCGCACCGCCTCGTCCTTGCGTTCGTCGTAGGCGCGGATCTCATCACGGATGATCCGCACCAGCTCTTGGCCGATCGAGCGTTCGTTGGCGGCACTCATCGCGCACCACCTTGTGTGGTGCCCGACGGCCGCGTCCCGGATTCCGCGGCGCGTCGGGTCACCGCCTTACGCTGCAACCACCGGAACGCGGTAAGGAACGCGCCGGTCACATAACGGGTTAGCGCCCGTGCAACGTAAGGAGTTTTGTTGTGGGGAATGTTTGGGCTGAGCTGGACATACCCGAGGCTTGGGAGAGCAGCGTCGCGCTCAGAAACATGATCGCCGACCACCTCACGCCCGACGAATCGGTCGAGGGCGCTCTCGATGACGCGACGCGTGAACGCATGGTCGGACTCGCCCTCATGGGGCACGTCGAGCTGGCGAGCAAGACGGCTCGGCTCATTGAGCAGTTCATCGAGCTTGAGGCGTATGCCCGAGGTCTTGAGGCCCGCATCGCCGCCCTTGAGACCGGCTAGCTCCTCCCGCACGATCTCGCGTATGCGGCGCTCGTCGGCGGGGTGAGACAGGGCGCTCACGAGGCAGCCTCAGCGAGCAGGGCCTCGATGTCCTCTTGGCGGAACCGGTGATGACCACCAGGAAGCGTCACCGCCTTGAGTAGGCCCTTGGCCACCCACTTGCGAACGGTAGAAGGGTCCACCTGTAGTTGATCTGCGATCTGTGATGTGGTGAGTAACACCAACTTCGTCATGCGGAGAGAATTACATGGGTGATATTTAGTGTCAAGCACCAAAAGATTGTTCAATCACTCGGCGTGTCACTTCACGCACGACTTGCGCGATATTCCCGAAAAGTGTTGAGTACTCAACATGACAGTGCACACCGATTGGGTTCCGGATCTGAGCACCTTTGCTTCACGCCTCGCTGCGATCCGGCATCAGATGGGATGGAACATCAAGGAAGCGGCCTTGGCCTGCGGAATTAAGCCGCAATCATGGCGCGGGTGGGAGCTGGGGGGTCACCGTCCCCGTGAGTATCCGGAGCTATGCCAACTAATCGCCGACCGGACGGGAGTCGATTACGTCTGGCTGATGACGGGCCAGGATCGACGGCCGATGAGCGTTCAGCTAACACGCGGGGGCAAAGAATCTGGGGGCGGCGGGAACGCTATTCTTACTCCAGAGTATGAATCGCATAAGTCGTGGGTGAGCCGGAGTGTTCGTGGTCACGGTTTGCGGTCGGGTAAGTATCTGACCTGCAACAACCGTCGAATCAAGATCACGTAGGCGCTATTCATATTCGCCATGGAAAACACACTCAGCTCGGCGTCAGCGCTCACCGCTTTCACAGCATATCTACAGCTTCGCAACTTCACCCCGAAGACCATTGAGCACCGGCTCGGTCAGGTAGACCGGCTGGTGCGTTGGCTTGGCGATACCTCTCTACTGGAGGCAACTCCGGAACAGCTCGAAGCCTGGCAGCGGTCGTTGACGGTGTGCGCGTCGAGCATTCAGACCTACACAAGCCATGTGTGCGCGTTCTACCGATGGGCTCACAAAGCCAAGCTCATTGCAACCGACCCGTCCGCCGACCTGGTGCAGCCGAAGATCAAGCGCCGCATGCCGCGTCCGATAGCCGAAGACCATCTGGACCTGGCGCTGATGGCTGCATTGCCGGGCTCGGATATGCATGCCTGGCTGCTACTGGCGGGGTATTGCGGTCTTCGTGCTGGGGAGATCGCGGTGATGGAGCGCACCGATTTTCGCCCCGATCAGAGAGGTGGCGCATTCCTGACCGTGCACGGCAAGGGCGGCAAGCAACGCATCGTGCGGGTGCCTCCGATTGTCTTGGAGCGCTTGAGCAACCAGATGAGCCAGCCCGGTCCGATGTTCCGCCGGCCGGAAGGTGGGCCGGTCACGCCGAATTACGTGTCAGTGGTGTCCTCGGAGTTCCTGGCAAACCTCAAACTTCCCTACACCCTGCACACGCTACGTCATAGATTCGCCACCGCATTGCTCGAAGCGGGCGTAGATATCCGCTACATCCAAGAAGCACTCGGGCATCAAAGCCTGTCCACCACAATGGTCTACCTCGGATACTCCGCGCGGCGCGGAGCCGTGGGAGTCGATGCCCTCGCCTCCCGGCTGTGCGCGTCACCGAAGACGAAGAAGGCGACTACCCGCAAGCGTTCGACCACCACAGACGGGACTGTCACATGATCACCCCGACGACCGCTGAAACACTCGTCGCCGAGCCCGCACGCACGCGTCTCGTGCGTTGCGGGTGCGGCGCACGAGTCGAGATCTCGGGATACAGCGGGTGACCGGCCAGCAGCGCGTCGATCTCGCCGCCCGCGTACATGGCTGGATCTGGAATAACGTTGGTGAGCACTGCATCTACCGGCGACCCGGCACCCCGTCGTGGGTCAGCGTCATGTATGCACCGGATGGCACGATCTTGTGGGCCGACGGCCAGACGCTCGCACGCGAGCCGCGCCACTTCCACGGCAGCAGCAGGGCCGACCGACTGGTCGCTTTCCTGGCCGAGACCGAGCCTGTCGGCAACTTGGCTGTTTCGTGATCCGGGGGTAGCGGACACCGGGTAGCGCACGTATATTGCCCCCAACGGCTACCGCAGGGGTCAATATGTCGTACTCGTTCGAGCTTCACCCGGACCCGATGATGCGTCAGTCCAATCGGCTGCTCGATGCGGTCGAGCAATCCAAGTCCGAGCACAGCGCTCACCACAGCGAGCTCGAGTCCGCGGTGCCGCAGATGTGGGGGCAGACCCAAGGGGCGCTGGAGGCGGCGCATGCGGCCTTGGCCGATCAGACGCGGGTGCTGCACAAGCACCTCGCCGAGCATGGCGTCGGGATGCAAGAATTCACCGGACAGGTGGTTGCCATGGATGACCTGAACGGCGACGGCTTCGGCGGATACGGGCAGGGCTGACCGTGGCGAAGTGCTCCAATATCGAACACTGGAGTGTTGAGGGTCTCCAGAATGTCATCGGCACCATGGACGGCATCCACAAATCGCATGTGAAGCTCGGCGACACCCTCGACGGGGTGCAGGCCAACCTGTCCAGCTGGGGCGGTTTGACTGCCGAGGCGTGGCACCGGTACCACAACAAGCTGCGGGTCGATCTCGACGACCAAGGGCGCCAAGCCAAGGCAGTTGCCGACAAGCTGCGGCCCCTGTATGACGACGTGCTCGGCATCAAGGCCAAGTACCGCTACCTCAAATCGACCATTGAGGGCAACGGCACCTACGACAAAAACGGCAACATGGTGCACTGGAAGCTGAACGATGACGGCTCCATTGAGGGCGCGTCCGGGGATCTCCAGGGCGCCTCGGCCAAGCAACAGCTTGAAGACGAGATGAAAGCGCTGCTACGCAAGGCCGATGTGGTTGACCAAGAGATCGCCGACGCGCTCAAGGCCATCACTACACCGGGCGGTGCCGTGGCCGATGGGCCGCACGTCGGACAGCCCGCCCCTAAGCCCTCTGACCCGTCGATCCTCGCCTCCGGCCCGATCGGCGGCGCCGATGGAAACCCCCCGTACCCCAACGGGGCCAAGCCGACCATGATCCCCGGCAAGACGATCCCTATGGCCGATAACCCGCCCGGATATGATCAAAACGTTGGCCCCGGTCCGGCCCGCGACCAGGCATGGAAAGACTACCTATCGGGCAAGAACGCGGACGGAACACAGCGTGCCATCGGTGCCCCCATGGCGTTGCCGAAGCCGGAGGCCGTCAGCGATAAGTCATTGCGCGCCATCGGGGCCGCTGGCCGTTCACAAGGCGTGTCTTACGCGTGGGGTGGCAACACCGATGTGAACGGACCGTCAAAGGGCCATGGGGACAACGGCGGTGGCGCTGACGATCATCAGGACTGGAATCGAACTGGATTCGATTGCGGCGGTTTGGTTCGTTACTCGTTCCAGCAAGGCGCGGGTGTTGACGTATTCGAGAGGCCAGACGGCAAGGAACTCGGTTCGGGTACCGATCGCATCGACATAAGCAAACACTTGACCAAAGTGCCTGACGCAGTGCAGATCCCGTCCGCGCAGATCAGCTCCAAGGCCCAGGTCGGCGATATTCTCGTTTTCTTCAATGGCGGTACCGAACATACGGGTATCTATGTCGGCAATGGCTTCATGCTTGACGCGCCCTACTCGGGGGTGCCGGTGCGCATCGACAATGCAAACAGGGATGGGCGGATAACCGATGTGCTGAGGCTCAATCCGTGACACTAACAAGGCTTTTCGCGTCACTGTTGTTCGTTGCAATGGTGGCGGGCTGCACCGCAACGAACGCGCCCGAGGCAACGCCCGCCGCTAGCACGTCTACTATTTCCACACCGGACACCGACGGGGTAGTCACCAGGCTCACCAAGGACATATGGCCAGCCGTGGAAGGCTACCGAGCACCGGGGCAGGGCAGTCCCAGCTACCGTCGGTACGTGGCTATCGTTGATCCACAGTTGGATGGGGCGGCACGGAACGCGCTCTTTGAAGATGTGCGCTCACTGGGGACGGTGGGCCGCAACAAAGAAACTGATGAAGTCGAAAGTTACCCAACCGGCCCTTTGAATCTCGCCGCCACATCCGCGACTGCGTTGAATGCGTCCACCGCAACACTGGTCATCTGCTACACGTACACGTCCGTCACGCAGCGGACAGTCAACGACCCTCAAGTCCAAGCCCCGGCAGCGTCGGAGGCAACATTTGAGCTGGCACAAGTAAATAACGTCTGGTATCTGCACTCGGTCACCAATGATCACGTCGTGCCAGACTGTCAATCCAGCAAGGCGTAGGAACGCCGAAAGGTGCCCCCGCTCAGTATGTTTGAGCGGGGGCACCCTGTTGTCCGGCTAGTTTGAGCCGCGCAGCTTCTCTGTTACCTGGTGCTCGAATGCTAAGCGGTCCTTGCGTTCTTCTCTCAGTTCACCGCGCAGGCCGCCGATATCGGATCGCATTCCGCGTAGGTCGCGGCCGAACTCTTCGAGCCGGTCGAGCACGTCGTCGAGTCGGTCGCCAACTCCGTCCACGTCGTCGCGGAGGTTGGTCTCGTGGCTGTTCTTGACCTGGTGGAGCACGGCGCGAAGATCCTTGCGGTATATCCCGAGGACGAGCACGACCAGGGCGATGACAATCCAGGTGGCCAGTTCCCAGCCGTCGCGGGCCAGCGGAGGCAGTGGGGGCCATTCGGTGATCGGTACCGGTGGCAGGATCACTGAGCCGACCCGTCCGGCCCACCGCCGCGCCGGTCCTGAATCAGCTTGGTTGTGGACAGCCCGGCAGTGATCAGACCGGCGCCAGTGAGAATCCACGTCAGCCCGTCGGGGCCAGCGAGCTTGCCGAGGGCCACGAGTACCACCACGGCGATTAGGAAGGTCAGCAGCGCGGTTGCGTGAATCGCCAACCGCACGTTGTCATTGGGCATTGCGAGATCCTTTCGGGGGGTGGTGGTTACGCGGGTATGGCGGGGGTGCGGGTGCACCAGTCGCGCACGTGCTGGATGGCCAGACCGAGATAGGTTTGGCCGGGCCACACTTCACGGAATTCGTATTGAATGTGCGGCGCCGTTGGGGGATTGGCGGTGACGAACCGCAGGGCGATGATCGCGGCTTGCGCGGCGGCGGCCGGGCCGGTGAGCTTGTTGACATCGCCCCACCCGAGTAGGCCCTGTAGCCCGCCCATGACCAGCGGTAGGCCGATAGCTCCGATGCCGGCCGGGCCGCCAGAGAGGGCGCCGAATATGGCAGGCAGCTCGATACCCAAGGCCTTGGCTGCGATTTCGGGGATTTTGGGCAGGATGGCGCCAGCGGCTCCGAGGGGGTCGGTGATTTGGAATGCGGTCACCATGTCGAAACAGTCGTCCATGATGTCCCCGACCACCCCGAGGGGGATGTTGCCGTACATGTCGCCAGGCTCGGTGAGCCAGCAGTGCCGGTAGTCCTTGACATCGCCGAACCGCCACGACGAAATACCTTGCCCCGCAAGG